GCTGGCTCGGCATGACCAACCACACGGGTCCATCGGTGGTGAATGCGCCCAACACATGGGCGTTTCAACTCACGCAGGGCGCCGCCGGCATTGCTCAGATCCTATCGGACGTTAATTCGGCGCTTACCGGCATCTGGCAGGCGTCATTGACGGTAGAGATGGCCAATACGCTATTGCTGCCACTCTCCTCGATGTCGCTGTTGATCACGACGCAGTTGACCAACACGACGATGAACTTGTTCTCCTGGATCATGCAGAACAACATCGTCACCGCCCAGACCGGCCAGGCGCTTCAATGTCGCGCGGTGCGCGGCCTTGACACTGCCGGGGCGTCCGGCAACGGCCGGATGATTGCGTATCGGAAAGATCCGGAGGCAATCAAGCTGCACGTGCCGATGCCGCATCGGTTCTATGCTCCCTATCAAAAGGGTGCGTTCGTGTTTGAGGTGCCAGCGATGTTGCGTTTGGCCGGCCTCGAGTGGCGCTTGCCGGGATCGGCACGGTATGTCGATGGCATCTGCTGAACTAGATGCAAAATAGGAGTACGACATGCCTCTGATGGTGCCGCCTGCGCCGAGCAAGGAGCAGCTCGAGAAACCTTCGCAATGGGTTCGCGTCAAGAACACGCACCCAGTGCAGAACCATTATGTCTATGATCGGTACATGGTTGGGCAGATCGTTCCGCCTGGCCAGAGCCGCGAGTTGGAAATGACGGTCGAGTACATCAAAGTGCTGCAGGCGCAACGCGATCCCAAGCGCTTCAACATCGATGAGAAGGGTGAGCCGGTGTTGCGCCCGATGCACCCGATCGTCATCGAGGAAATCTCGCCGAGCCCGTCTGAGGACGAGCGGCAGGACGCGCTGGGGAGGGCGAAGAACGCGAAGGCGAGGCTGGCAGCGGAGGCGGGCTGACGTGGCCACGTCGCAGGACGTCATAGCGCTCAAAGGCCACTTCCCCGAGTTCGAGTCCATTGCCGATGCCGATGTCGCGGCTGTTCTGAATACCGCCGACATCTTCGTGGACATCGGCCATTGGCCGAATGCGGTAGATGCGGCGGAAGCGCGGCGCTTATGGTCGGCGCATTTGTTGAAGCTCCTGCTCTTGCAGCGGGCGAGTGCCACCTTTGGCGGAGCGCTCGGTCCTCTCGGCGGGGGCGCCTTCGATCTCTACGTCGAGTCTGTTTCGATCGGCGAACGACATTTTCAACTTGGCCGGCGGCAGTGGTTCACCGGGGCGAGGGCGGGATCATCGCTGGTGGACCAGACTTACGCGATGACGCTTTATGGGTTGCTGTACATGCAATTGCGAAACAGGAACTTCCCGGCGGTGATGGTGATCTGATGGTTTCTTGGTGGGTGCAACAGCAGCGGTTTCTCGACAATCTCGTCGACCAGTTCTGGGGTGAGCCGGTCGAGCTGCATCCGATGACGCCTGGCACGGTAGGCACCGATCCTGCGGCCGATAGCGCGCGGCCGATCATGCATGCGACGGCGGTGATGATGCAGCCCGGCGCCGAGATCGTCGGTGAGGCCGGCAGGGCTTATGCCTATGGCGGCAGCAATCTACGCACGATCGAGCAAGATGTGTGGGTCAGCATTCAAGACTTGCAGTCGGGCGATATAACGCAATGGAAGCCGCACGACCGTGTCTTTTGGCCCGACCGCGGCGAATGGTACGAGATCGCCTGGATAAATCCGAGCGCGACGCATCGCGCCGATGTGCATCTTATCCGGGTGCAGGACGCCGATGTATGAGCATTCTCCGTCCGATTCTCCGCATCTGCGCTGTTGGCGCGTTGCGCGATCGCACCTGGTGCGAGGACAGGGTCTATGATTCGGACATGACGCCGCTCGGTGAGGCGCTGCTCGGCCAGGCGGCGAAACCTTACTGCGTGGTTTATACTGATACTGATGATATGCCGGTGCTAGGCAAGGCCGAGGTTTACGACGGACGCAACCGGGCGCTGCAGCTTTCGGTCGAGATCGGCGTCGCTTCCGCGATACGCGAGCCGAGCCCGCAGGCTCCTGGTGTTCCTACCGGCCCGATCGTGATCAAGTTCGCCGCCACCGACAGCGGCATGGAGTTTGCCTGCGATATCATCGAGAGCCAGGTGATTGGCGCGTTGATCAGCGATCCGCACAGCGATTGGGGCAATGTTTTCACCCGGCTGATCGGCAATGTGACGCGCATGCAGCGGCGGCGCGGCGGGCAGGCGGAGAAGGGCGTGCGCTGGGCGGCCCGGCGCATCGTCTTTACGTTCAGCACCATCTATGACATCGCGCCGGGAGTGCAGCCGGTGCCAGGACATCCGATCTGGGATTTCATGACGCTGGCGCGCACGAGCCCGAAGATCGGCGAGGCCGACGTGCCGCCCATCTTGGAGGATTACATGGCAGCGCCAAGTGCGCCCGACTGGCTTGTTGCCGCCGCGCATCTCGGGATGGCCAAGCAGGACGCGCGCGAGGTGCTGGTGACCACCGGCACACCGCTGCCGTGGCCGGGTAAGGAAGAGCCACCGCTGACTGGCTTCGACGTCGAGGACGTGCCGGAGCTGGAAAGGCTGACCACCGAGGAAGAGGGCGATCTCTACGACGTGACGACGACGCCGGAGTTGGACGAGCCCGACAACCGGCCGAAGCCATTTCCTTGAGATGGCCGCCTGGCTCAGCTTCACCGCCGATGTTTCCGAATTGCTGCGGCTCGGTGAGCTGATCGAGGACATACCCAAAACCAGTAAGCCGGCGGTCACGGCGGCGCTGAACGACTTCGCGCAGGAGCAAGCGAAGAAGGCAGCCGAGATTATTGCCGGCTATACCGGCATGGATGTTGCCGACGTGCTCGAGCAGATCGATGTCACGCTGGCCACGCCCGACAATATGACTATCCAGGTCGATGCCTCGGCGATGGCTGACGTGCTTTATGTCGGCAACCGATTGTCGCGCGAATGGGTCGGCCGCGACGATTCGACGTTCCAGCAGAACACGCTGGTGCGGATCGTTACTCAGGGCGACGGCAGGGATTGCGATATCTGCAACGAGGCGGCGGAGAATTCGCCATATACGATGGCCGAGATCGCCAACATGCAGGCAAAGTTCGCGGCCTTTCAGGCCATGTATCCGGACTGGACGCCAGGGCCGGGTGACCGCAGCAACCTGATCCATCCGAACTGCCGCTGCGCGATTCAATCGTGGAAGGCGGCGCGCAAAGACATGGTGTGGAAGGCGCAGACGGCGATGGGATCGCAGGGACCGCCATCGCAATTGTTTGATGTCGAGCTCATCGGCCCGAAGGTGGCGGCGCAGATCAAGCTGACGTTGAGCGAAGCGGTTAGAGGCAAGAAGCCATGAGGAGCCAATATCGTAGGTTGATGTTTTACGTTGCCGAAGCCAATCGGGTCGCGCGCAATGCGGCGACGCCGCAGAAGGGCTACATCTCGCAAATTCAGGAGAACGGCGGCGAGCGTAAGTGCAAGGTTGTTTACGGTATCCGTCCGGATGGCTCGCCGTTGGAGAGCGAATGGCTGCATACCGATTGCGGCCGTACCGGTGGGCGCGAGCAGCAGCTTTTCGAGAAGGGTGCCAACGTTACTATCACTGGCCATGGCAGTCGACGAACCATCTCGCCGGACGCTGAGAGCAAGCAATTCCCGCAACCGCCACAGGCGAAGCAGACCAACGGCGATTCGTTCTACCTTGGCAAGAAAGGCGGACAAGATGCGCTTTTTGACTCGTGGCACAAGCCAAAGGACCAGGGCGGCCAGCAAGGCGGCGGCTCCGGTGGTTCTGGCGGCTCCGGCGGCGGCGGGTCCGGCGGCTCGGGCGGCGGCGGCCAGGGCGGCCAGGATGACGAGCACTTCCATGAGAGCTACGTCGGCAAGCCCGATCAAACCGCAGATCACCAGGAGCAGCAGAATGGATCGCTCATGGGCGGCGGCGGAGGCGGCGGGGGCAACGGTGGCGGCGGCGCAGGAGGTGGCGCGGGCGGCCTGGGTGGAGCGCAAGGCGGTCAGAGCCAGCAGCACGACCCTTCCGAAGCCAAGATGAAACGGCGGACCAGCTCGAGCAAGGGGCTGACCGACCGCTACGGCAAAGACAATCGGATGGGGATCACCGACAAGGGCGCGAAGCTCAAGGCCAAAGACGAGACGTTCTTCGCCGCGCTAACAGCGGGTCAAGCGAGCATGTCTGGCAAGAAGACCGCGCACGTCACCGGGCCGGAAGGCGTCTACGTCAACACCAAGAATCCGCGAGTGCAGGTGCCGTGGAAGCTCGGCAGCAAGAAGCAAGCCGATTCAGACATCAAAGACGACAACGCATGAAAAGGAGACAGTCATGCCCACATCGATCGCCAACCTCAATGCGCAGCGCCTCGCCGCCAAGCGCGCGGGCGGTTCCGTCATACCGCAGCGATCCGAGTACGAGGTGCTCGACGCCGCGCACAACCCGCAGTTCACCGGTTTGAATACCTACATGCGCGACGGCAAGCAATACGTGATGTTGGCCGATGTTGAGGCGCGTTTCTATCTCGATATGGGCGCGATCGTTAAGGTCGAGACGGTCCAATAATGCCGATCAACACTCTCGACCAACTCGATCAAGGTCTTAGCACTCGGCTTGGCTCCGT